ATAGAGTGCAAGAGATTGCGTAGTGAAGGTACGTATTTCAACGATGTAGCTTTTTATTTAAGTTGCTACTGAAACTTCGGGTGCAGCATCTTCGATCTTACTAGAAAGACTAGCTATTTTAGCTTCCTCTTCCTTGATCTGATTGACAACTTCTCTAATTTTTTTGTCAATCCTAACCATGTCCAACGTGTATCTTTGATTATCACGCTGATGCACCGCCCATTCTGTCTCGAGACCCCTCTTCATTTTGTAAAGGTCTCTTACTTGAGTTTGCATTTATAACCTCCTCATAGGTTAACCACAATTTGGATTTACTAGTAAATCCGTCTTTTTCCCAGACTATATCATTTTGTCCTAGCTTGTCAACTAGTGCATTTTCAAAGGCTTTATCATCATCTTCACACGTCATATTGAAGTCAGCATGATGGCCATATGCTCTGATTTGTACTCGGAAATTTTTCATGGGTTCTTTCTTTCTATCATAAAAAGGGGGCCTTCAACAGCCCCCTTTAAAGTTATTTATTACGCTCCGTTAGAACCGTAAATACCTCTATAGTCAGATACGCCAAATACGTATCTTTCTCTAGCTTTGTATCTTACGTTTCCAGTGTCAAAGTCACCTTCCATAGCTGTTTTGATAGGTGATCTATCAAAGTACTTCATACCATTTGGTACATCAGTAATAACAAAAAACTGATCAGGATCAGTTAAGAAATTGTTCACTCTGTAACCTTGAGGAACCATTCCCATAGATCTGATAGCATTAATGTCATTATCAGCTGTAGCTGTTCTACCTTGAGAAGCCATTAGTCTCTCAGCTGTAAATTGAAGAGCTGAAGGAATAATTAATTTTAATCCTTTTGCTGCAATCAATAAACCTCTTTCGTCAGTCATTTCAGCAATGTCTATTAAAGACTGCTCTAATGACGTTTCGTTAAGGTCAGCTTGTACTGCTAACGTATTCGCAACGTTTCCAGCGATTGTTGGGTGAGATCTGCTAAACAGAACTACGCCATCACCAGATTGGAATGTAGTAAATCCATTCACAAGAGGTGTTACCGCTTTTGTTTGTTTAGTCTGAGCCATAGATCTTGCTAACGCTTTTGTATATCTAGACGCAAGTCTGTCATACAAGTTGTCCTCGATTGCTTCTTCAGTAATCGCGAACGCTAACGCAACAGTTTCCATAGTGTATCTTGCTGTGTATGTTTCTTGAGCATCGTCAAACACTACACCAGAACCTTCTGGTTTAGTTTGTGCTTGGCCGAATCCAGATAACATTACTTCTTCTTCAAACGCTCTGTCTGAAGTTTCAGTAGCATAGATCTCAGCATGTTGGTTTTCGTATTGTTTATACTCCAGGCCGAAAAGGGCGTTTAAACCTGGTTCTAGTTCTTTAACTAGTTGTCCTCTACTTATTGCCATAGTTTATCTCCTTATACTCCTACAGTACCCTTCAAGAAGTGCTCGTTAATGCTGCAAACAAAATTTGCGTTTGTAGCGTATGTAGTCACATTTGAAGTGTTATTGTTTTGTGCGTCTTTAGTCACACCAAGTATTCTCAATTGAGCTGTACTTGTAGTAACCGTAGATGCGTTTAGTTCAGACTTGGACTGAAAGTTTGCTGTAGTCCCAGCCGTAACTTCGATGTCCGCATTCAAGAAAACAGATGTTAACGCTAAAGCAGCGTTAGACTGAATCTCAAATCTTTCATACGGGTCATCTGATATAAAACCAACAATGTCCGTTGCCGTATTTGAAGCTTTCAAATGGTTAGCGAACGTTGGCTTGTTTGTATTGGCGTCGGTAAAAAACACACCAGTAAGTGTACCGATTAAACTATCACCTGCAGCCGCTTGTGCAATTGTTGCAGTGTTGATTGCTTTTACAGCATCATTCTGAAAAATTGCCGGGGCGCTAGCAGCGATATTATATTCTGATAGACCTTGGTTATCGTTATTTTGACCAACTTTACCAATTGCTCTCATTCCGAAAGGAGCATCTTTGTTAGTTGCCATGTTTTTTTCTCCGTTTGTTAGTTTATCGTTGGTCTAGGAATCGTTAAAAAATTAACTTTTCTTTGTACCACCGAAGTTTACACGAGTTTGTCTATCGATATTGATAGGCATACTCTTATGCTGTTGTCCTTTAAGATCGTGATCCATTGCTTCAACGACATTCTCATGTTTCTTTTGATAATGTGCATTTCGTTGTTGCGCGATCTCAACCGGCACTCTTGCCAGCAACAAGCCACCAACTCCGATCACTCCAGCGTATTTGCCGTCTTCAACCCTTGGATAATCACCGTCCGGATATTCATCGGCTCTTACTAATTCATAACCAGATCTTAATCTGCCCTGAATGTTCTTAGCATCGTTGAAACCCATGGTTTCGGCTCTTAGCCACCTATGTTGAAAACCAGTAGGCGCTGGTGGTGCATCTAAATTTGATGGTGGAGTCCAAACTTTTTTCTTAGAGCTCTTGTCTCTAGTTTGGCTCGCACGGGAAGTTCTTTTATCTTCTTTTGTCATATGCTTATACCTCCTTCGTGATTTGACTTAATTGTCTTGCATATTCTTCGAGTGGCACACCTAATTTTTTAGCGATTGTTTGCTGCGATGGCGTGAGTCTCACAGTCTTGCGTCCAGGTCTTACACTTCGCTTCGCTTCAGCTACTATTTGTGTAGGTTTGGCCGTTGGTTTAACCTCTGTTGTATCAAATTTATTTGGAAATTCAAGTCTTATTCTTTTATCTATTTCCTTATAATATTCGTTACTATTAGGATCAAACCCTTCATCTTCAGTTAATTTCTTATGAAGATCAAATGCAGTGTATGTCATAGCACTATCTTTACCAAACCACTCGTTCCTAGAAGCCCATTCTTCCGCTTTTGGGTCTTGCATAGGTTGTTTTGGTTTTAATGCTTGATCAAGAGTTGGTCTAGCCTCTGGCTTAGCTTTAGCTTGCTCTTCAGCTTTTGCTTTAGCTTCTAACCATTGTGCTTTTCTAACTCCTACTTCAGATATTTCTGCCATTGCGTCAGCTTCTGCATTTACATCGCTAGCTTCTCTAGCTTTCGCTAGTTTGGCTTTCGCTGCATCTAAACCTGCAGTAATACTTTTTTCAGTGGCATCAAGAAAACCTGGTTCTAATTTTCCAAGTTTTGTTTCTACTGCTTTTCTGTTTGCTTCAACTTTTTGAGCGTAAGTGATAGCGGCTTCTTTTTGTCTTTCCGCTTCTCTCCACTTCTTCGTAAGTTTAGCAATTCTTTTTTTAACACTATCGCTGTATTCACCAAGTTCATCTTTTGGTTTTTCTTCTTCAGCTTTAGGTTCTTCTGATTTTACTTCTTCCTTGGGTTCTTCTTTTGTCTCAACAGGTTTTGTTTCCTCTTTGACAACTTCACGAACATTCGGATTTTCAACTGTCTCTTCTTTTTGTTCGACAACAGCTTCGTCTTTTGTTTCCTCTATATCTACATCAACTTCATTCCCTGAAGTATCAATAGGAACGTTTTTTTCAACGTCTTGCATAGTTATCTCCTATGTTAGTATTGATGGACGATATCTTCTGGATTTTTGATGGTAGCTAAAACTTCATCGTCGTTTAAAAGTCTAACTTCCCCACCGTCGATCATGATTCTGCTTCCTGCATATCTTGCAAAAACTATCCAGTCCCCTTTTTTACACCAAGGTCCTTCTGGAAATTTGTCTTTGTCATAACAGTGTGGTCCCATTTCTAAAACGAGTCCGCAGTTTGATCCGACTTGCTGTCTTTCTATAGTTTCTTCTGATAGGAATAGTCCGCCTTTTGTTTTGGCTGCCATTTTAAAAGGTAGGACTAATATTCTCCAACCGGTTGGTTGAGGTAATTTTGTAGCTTCTTTGTTTTGAATTTTGTCTAAAACTTCTTTTTCTTTTTTTTCAATATCTTTGTTTTCTTTTTGATATTTTTCTTCTAACGCTAATTTAGTTTTCGGTATCGCGTTTGAATCTGATAATTGTTCCGTCGTCATCTTTTTTTTGCTCCTTCTTTGGTTCTAGCAGGTTAGAGATTTCCTGTGAAATTTTTAAATAGGCATGTGCCTGTCCCATTAAGTACTTGTATTTTTCCATATTGTCAATACCCCCACCAATCATAGTATCTCCCAATGATTGATAAGACTCTTTTAAGTACTTTTGTAGTTTATCTAATATTGTTATTGGATCATCTTCCATTATTTAACATACCTTTCTATCACTTTTATTTTTTCCTCTGCATCCACAATAACTTGCAAAAGTTTATTCATTTCATCTAAATGCTGTGGATGTTCACCAATCCCTACTGAATTAGTAAGGTATATATTTAATGTAGCTAATGATTCAGCTACTTGTGCTTCGTATCTTTTTTTAAGTGCGTTTAGTTTTTGATCCACCTAGAACTCCTTTTAATGTTTTAGCTTGAGCGGCATGTGTCTTTGAGGCTTTCTTTAAGCCTTTCATGACTTTTTTAATTGCTCTTTTTTTCTTTAACATTTCCATCTCCTTCTTGCCTGACGGATTCTTGAGTTCGGATCATTACGAGTTTTTGCTGATGCTCTTTTGAGTTGCCCTAGTGAACGTGCGCAGTATGATTTTCTGCGTTTGGCAGCTTTTGATCCTGGCTTCACTTTTCCAGTCACGGCTGTTTTTAGTTTAGAACCGGGATTTAATCTTCTATAAGCTTTGACCCCGGCTTGTGTCATGCCTGCTCCAGACTTTGTAGATCTGAAATTCTTTTTATTTCTAGCTGGCATTTTTGCTCGACCACCATCTTTAAATCCTGGTGCGTCTACCATTCCAGCATAGTATTTTTTATAACTTGAATTTTGTGCGTTAAGAGTTCCTTTTGGAGTTTGAAAATCACTCTTCATATATGAACCAATATATTTTGTATTTGGCATTCTCATACTAGTCCTCCAAATCTTGCAAATGTTTTTACGTTAGTTGGTTTAGGTCCAGTGTTAGATGCTTGTCTTTTTCGTTTGACAGCACTCGCCCTTTGCGAGTCGCTCATCCGTGTGGCTTTGGCAAGAGGCACGCATTTTGGATACTTCCGTTTCGCGTCCGCTTTTTGTTTTGAACGGCCACATTTTGCAAACGATCCATCTTTTCGCTTGCTCCCAATATCTACCCACTTTTGTTTGAACCATTTATCTAAACCGTTTTTTGCCATTATACCATTATTGTTTTTTTATGCTTGATAACTTTACCTTGGCCTCTTCCCATAACAGAAGTTGCTCTTCCACCTTTACTGAAGACACCTCTTCCTTTTAGGACATCAGCTCTAGTAACTTTACCGTCTCCTGTTAAATCAGGAAATTTTTTCTTACCAGCCATTGCAGATCCTCCGTTTGATTTATTAATTCGTCCACCCATTGCAGATGGTTTTCTTCCTTTAAAATCTTTTCTTTTTACTCCAGACGGATCTTTAATTTTACCTGCACAGATTTTAGATGCGTAGGCATTAGCATATGCACTAGGGTACACGGCGAATTTTCTTTTCGCTGCCGATTTACCTCTAGGACATAGTTTAGTCATTAAGATCTCGCTGTTTGTTTTGCTCTTTTAAAGTCAGATGCTTTGGGTGCACCTTTTGCACCCTTCTTTCGCATCTTACCACCACGTTTTCTTTTGGCATGTATGTTTGCGTATAAACCTTTACCTACCATTATTTTTTCCTTAGTTTATTAAGAGTCATTGCAAATCTAGCTCGTTGTCCTAACTTACCTTTTTTCTTTGCAG